GGTTGTGCCTGAGGTGGATAGTGGAGAGATAGTTTCAGAAGTAAAACGTTTCAATACCATGAAAACTCTCGATGAAGTATTTACAGGATTAAAAAGTACTTCTTTAGCAGCATGGATTGATTTCTTACAAACAACAGATATAATTAAAAGATGCTGATATCATTCTCAGGAGCTCAAAGTACCGGTAAGTCTACGTTACTTAATATTTTAAAGGATAATAATCCTGATATTTTTATTGTAGATGAAGTAACTAGAAAGATTAAACGTAAGTTTAATATGCCTATCAATGAGGATGGAGGTGATCTTACGCAATATATGATTATGAATGATCATATAGAAAACGTATATCGTAAGACATATGCTGAGCATACTATCTTAGATAGGTGTGCTGTTGATGGTATTGTGTATACTGATTGGTTGGGTAGGCAAGGTAAAGTAAGTAAGGTTATATATGATGCTGCATTAAAAGTCTATGGTCATTTAGTAGATAAATATGATGTTGTATTTTATACTAATCCGCATGATGTACCGTTGGTAGATGATGGTGAGCGGTCAGCTGATATAAATTTTAGGAATGATATTATTGAGCTGTTTGAAGGGTATTTACCTGATCTTAATAACGTCGTTACTTTATCAGGTACAGTAGAAGAAAGATTAAAAATTGTAAAAGAAACTCTTGAAGAACGAGGGTTAGATATTAAAATTAATTAAGTTATGGCATTAAAAGAACTAGACAATAGTAATATTAGTAAGCATTTGGGTCAATCGTCTCAATATAAAGATACGTACGATCCAGAGCTTTTAGTAAGAGAGCCTAGAGCGTCTAATAGAACGCATCTAGATATAGACGATGATAATCTACCTTTCGATGGAGGTGATACTTGGAACGCGTATGAAGTATCTGGACTAACAGATCACGGATTACCTGTAGTAGGTATTGCGAAGGTTTATATTCCTTGTAATAGTGAGTTCATCGTTGAGTCTAAATCCTTTAAGCTATATTTTAACTCCTTTAATATGACTAAGCTTGGTAAAAACCAAGCGGAGGTATTAAAGACTATTGAGCGAAATGCGCAAGCCGATCTCTCAGACTTACTTGAACATAATGTTGAAGTAAGAGTTGATACTAATGAGCATGTACTTAGCGAAGTTACAACTGCAAATGATGAATGGGGTCATAACTACCGTGAGTTTAGTCATATTACTCTTGAAGAAGAGTATCCTATCGACGATTTGGAGTTTACTGTCTATCAAGAGACTCCAGAATTACTCGTAACTGTTCAGAATGATGTAGATGTAGTACGTTATCATAGTGCACTGCTTAAGTCTAACTGTCGTGTAACCTCACAACCTGATTGGGGTGATGTGTATATTGAAATTGAAGGTGATAAGGCTGTAGATCCTATCTCACTACTTAAATATATTGTCTCTTTTAGAGATGAATGTCACTTCCATGAAGAGATTTGTGAGACTATTTACAAGCGTTTATATGATATACTTGAGCCAGATAAGCTAGCTGTAAGATGTCTATATGCACGTAGAGGTGGTATTGATATTAACCCTGAAAGGTATTCAGATGTTAGTATGCGACATTTTACCTTACATGACGTTACAGTACCTCATGTAAAGACACCCAAGCAGTAACAACAAAAAAGCCGGCATTAATGCCGGCTTTTTTAATTTATAGGGTTAATCTATCTTTAAAGAGTTAGGTTTAGTTTTACGAATATATACTTCTCCGTACACTTCTAATTTACCAGTCTCTTCTTGAAACTTCTTCTGAGACATTGTTCTCCAATTCTTTAGACCCTTGTATATCTCCTCAGCTTTCTTTTCTACATACTTTACATCATCATAGTGCTTCTCGCACTCAGCGTACGGTCTCGCTTTAGCATTAAAGTGATAGAACGATGGTAGTGCATAACCGCCTTTCTTCTTACTTGCTGCTGCTGTTTTAGCAGCTCCCTGCTTACGTTTCTCAATAAACTTAATAAATAATTTCTCAGCTGATGTAACAGTATCTTTAAATGCTTCAATAAGTCTTAAAAACTTCATAAAGTTATTTATACCATATAACAGAAAAAACAGTAGGACTTTCGTCCTACTGTTCTTTTTTTAGCTTGATAGTTGTATCTTAGAAGTATACAGACTGAGAGCCTGGTGTAAACGATTGACCAAGTCCATTCACTAGTATAACATGATAGTAGAGATCTGCCCCGAAGATATTATCGACGACGCCATAACGTGTAAGCAAGCCAACACGCGGTGCGAAGTCATTCGGGCCAATTGTTCTCTGTACCATTACTGGAATGTACGGACAGTAAATGATACCAGTATCGTAGAATTCTGGACCCTTGTAACCAAGGAGCGCATATTCAATGCCAGATCCAGAGTTTCCACCACTATAATAGTTAGTGTACTCACTGTTGTTCTGGACTTCAGTACGGGTATCACGGTAAACGTTAAATCTTCCACCAATTGAACCAACCTTGGCAATACCAACAGGTTGTGTATTCACGTCGCCTTGAACAGGTACCCACTGAAATTCAGGGAGCATTTCAAGAATCGCGCATACACGAGGAGTTGCAACAATAAAGTTGGCAGCACCTCTTCTGTTACGTACAGCAATACGATTGGCCTCAATGATTAATCTCTGATAGAAATCACGATTGCGCTCAACTAACCAACGACCATCTGCAGAAGCAGGTGACCAGGTAGAGAAACGGCTCGCACCAAGTGCGGATTGGATCATTCTCATGAGCATTTCACGATCGATCTCAGCTTGGATCTCATACGACATAGCGTTTGTGATCTCAGCGTCAACATCGATTCCGTTCATGTTCTTGAGGTCTTGCTCGAGTTCAACCGACCAGCGCGCGCCTAAACGACGTGTACCAGCTTCAACGGCTGTCTTCTCGAACTTAACCTCCATTTGAGGAATGTTTCCAGTGATTTCAAAAGCAGAAAGTATCTGAGCAACACCTTTGTCTTGATCGGCGAAATCCCATCCACCTCCACCAGCTAACTGGGAAGAGGAAGCACCGGTAAAGCGAGTATCAAGTAATTGATAACCTGCTTCGGTGTTAGGAAGTCCACCAGCACCGCTATAACCTGTACTTGCTCCAACGGGATTACCGGGACCAGTAGCAGGACCACCACTCTTACCATCAACTCCGTTACCTAAGGTATCGGACTGGTAAGCGTAGCGAAGAGCGAATGCAAGTCCAACAGGACCAGACATAGGCTGTACACCAACGATTTCGTTGGTGATAAGCTCAGGAAACGTACGACGAATCATCGGGATTAAGACTTTTGGTAAACGAGCATCACCTTGTGCATAATTATCGCCAGACGTAGTCTGGCCATTTGGGTTGAAGATTGTTCCACCCTGAGCAGCTACTCCTAGCGACCCACCTTGTGTGGAAGAACTCTCTTCTATGCACCACTTTTCCTGGTTCTCTAAGAGAACAGCAGTATTTAAGCGGGTATGGTCATCCTCAATAGCCTTAACGCTATCAGATGTATAATCAAGAACCGGAGCCCACTTTTCTAAAAGTACGTCCGCTCTATCTCTATCAATAAATGATTGTGGTTTATTCATAATTTAATTAATTTTCCTTTCTTTTTTGACCTACATGGGACTAAATCCCAAGATACTCAGGTGACTAGCACCTCATTGTTCGGGGTTAAAATTACTTCATTCGTTGTAATTCCGAAAGATATGGGTTAGTTACCGGAGCGATCTTCTCTTCGATAACTTCTCTTGGAGCATCAGCTTTTACTTTACGATTTGTAAATGCTTCCTCCTTAATTACATCAATTCTTTCTTGCTCTTTCTTATCAAATAAGCGCGCTGTGTAATCAAAATTCTCTTTAATAAAGGTTGGTGACTTATCACCTAAAACTTTTCTAAGATACTCTCTCTTCTTGTCTTGTAAACCAGAAGTCTTCTTCTCTAAAAACAAGTCAGCTTGTGTGGAGTTGTAAGCTTCTTTAAGAAGGTTGTTCTCTTTCTCAACTTCGTTAAGTCTTGCAGTAAGATCATCAATAGTATTTTTACCTTCCATAACAGCACCTTTAACTGACTCTTTCATTAATGTAGAGTCGACAGCTAATACGTTTCTTAAGTTACTAAGTACTTCAGCAGCTGTTCTATTCTTAGTTGCTTCTTCAATTGCTTGTACTGGAACTGCCTCGTCAATATACTCTTCAATATAATCTGAAATAGACTCTACTAAAGTCTCTTTAAATTGTGCAGCACTATTGTTAATTTCATTTTCATACCTCTTAACAACCTTAATAAGCTTAGTCGCATTACTTGTATCGACTGCTTCTACTACTCTCTTAAGCTTACCGGTATGGTCTTTGTCAATAGCTGATACCAACTCTTCTAACTTCTCAGCATAAAGCTCATCTTGGTTAGTCAAAGCTGCTTCAACAGATAATTCGACCTTATCCTTGATCGCAGTTTCTATAGCATTTACAGACTCTTCTGTTAATACTTCTTGGAGTTCTTTAGGCAATAATTCGTTGTTCATAATTAAAAGAGTGGTTTTTCAGTTGCGGTATCGATTCTAGTCTTTATCTTGTCCTCAATGACGCTCTTCAAATATTTATTCGCCTGAGCGTAATTTTTGTTGGAAAGTTCTTCTATAAATTTAGAAATTTTATTTTTTTCTTCCATATTATTATTTAATGTAGTTTATTAATGAAGTTGAGAATTCTTTCTGTTAAAAATTTGTCTATATCTTTCTTTGGTAGGGATGATACACTATTTTCAAACTTATCATACAATTCTTCGTATTTTCCATTATCAGCAAGTACCCATTGTTTTGATTCTAATATACCATTTACAAATGCTTTTGGATAAGAAGGATCAGCAACACAATCGATAGCAACCAACTTCATGTTTTTGACTGTATTATGGGTGCTACCCTCTTCTAATGTGCCTAGAGCTCTTGATGACATACCAACCTTTACACCATCATTTATAAGGGCACGTACAATTTGTCCACAAGGAGTTGTTAAAACTTTCGATTTTCCGTAAAAAACATTACCATCTTGGGTTATTTCAGTTACCATATGACAAGCTCTCTCAAGATCTACATCAGCTGATGTTGGGTGATTTAATTCTCCCATGGCTCTTCCTGGAACAACCATTTCTTCATTATAACGAGCTACTTCTCTTACTAGCTCATCCTTGGGATATAACCTATTATTTCTATTTACCCCCTCTGCCATCATATAAGGTCCCTTAATATAAAGGTTAGATGGCGAATTTTTATTAGTTTCTTCTTCGATATATTCGAACTCGTCGGAGACGTCTGGCCTTTCAACAACCAAATTAAGCTTAAGAGACATACAATTATTTATACAATAGTAACGTAAAAGTCAAATTAATTCTCTCTCTGTTAGTATAATAAAGGTCAATCCCCTCTTTTTACCGTACTTTTTAGCTGCTTCCCACTTGGCTTGATTAATAACATAATTTTTTTGCTCGTATATAAGGTGCTGTTTTTTTCTATATTTTGTCTGAGGAGGCTTGGTTTGTTTAGATGGTTTAATCTCTACTAAGTATTTTTTAATATCATTTCCCTCTTTTATTACTACATAGTTATCAACAAAATATCTATGAACTCTACCATCTAGTGGACTAGTATATGGTACAATAACATTTTCACTACCCCACTTTAGTACGTTTTTATTATTATCGCAGAATCTAAAAAACTTTAACTCTAGACCTGATCTATATGTAGCTTTTGTACCCATAAACTTTTCTTTATTATTTGGTACAAACTCTCCTTGTCTCCATTTTGGTCTCTTTTTCATTACCCAACGAAGAATAAAGTAGGATCATTATCACCCATACCTGGAGATGCTCCTTCAAGTAGTTTTTGCTCTAACTCTGCTTTCTTTGTAGATCCTTCACTTAACATATCTGCATTTAGAGAGCCACCTCCAAGAAGATTAACACTACCAAACTTTCCTCTTACCCTTCCTATCGTAATCATACTTAAAGCTAAAGCATATTCATATACCCACTGCTCTTTAATAATATCTCTAATAGGTCTCTCAAGATAGCATGATAAAACACCATAAAATCTCTCTAACTTAGGTTGCGGATACATTGTTAAATACTGCGTACGTTCATCAAATTGTATATCCTTTCTAATTGCTAGCATTTTCTCTCTGGTATCCATCCACTCTTTAAGTGAATACCAAGATACTAAATCAAAACCGTAATTACCTAATGCATAACTAAAATATGTCTGCTGAGCTAATGTCTGCTCCAAAGTAAATAATGTATTAATACCGGAGGATGAACCTTGTTCAAAGTCTGTAACGGCTATAACTTTTCTATAATCCATTACATCATAATCATATACATTTTGAAAGGTAGTAGCATCAGTAGGAATACCTTCCATAGCTAGAGTTTTTCTTCTGCTTTCTTTAAACGCAGAGGATAAAGAAGTATTAAACGAAGTAATCGTACTATAAAGGGTCTTATCAAATAATTCAAACTGCTCTATACCATCTGTAAAAGTAGAAGAAAGAGCTGATGATGAAGCAAATGTTGATGATCCTATAGAAGAAGTAGCAGTAAAGATAGACTCTGGAGTTTCACCATAAAATTCTAAACTTGGCCCTCGAGGGTTTGTACCTGCTACTTTCTTAGTGTTAGTATCAAGATCTGTATTAGCCAACGTATACAATAGATCTAAACGAATACCTTTATTTGTTTCGTATAAATTAGAATCAAATATCATATACTCTCTGGTATAACCTGCGTATTTTGTAAAATATTCTACTGCAATTTGGATATTCTCCCTAAGTTGATCTGTATGAATCTCTAGAGAAACGAGAGGGTATCCTAATGATCTTTTAATTCTTTCACCTAATCGATCAAATGTTTCAATCTTATTATTAAGGTTAGTTGTTAAAAAAGCAGAAAGGGGAGTTATTTCACACGCTAGAGCCATACATTTATTTAGTCGTATAAAAATAAAAAGATAGGAGAAAAAAACTGTTGTACTACTAAATATAGATATGGCAATTAAAGTATCTATAGTACCACCAGCATCTGGAGGGGCGATGTCTGCTCAATATTTTGAAGATTTTATTGTTACTACCTTAGGTATTACTGATAAATCTAATATTATTCAGATACTTGAGACAGGACCTCGTCCAGTAATTATTTACGACAACGGAGCGTAATACTATTCAGGCTCTATGGCCTCAGGAGCTTCGGCTTCTGGGGCTGTAGCGTCAGCTTCACCTCCACCGAACTCAGGAACGCCTCCGTCAACACCAACATCACCTGCAGCTACACCACCGCCCTCACCTCCGGCACCAGGCTCAGCAGCAATACTTTCTGCAGCAGCAGCCTCTTTCCATGAAGGTCCTGCGTTTTGTATTTGAGCTAATTCCCATTGAAGCTCCATATCTTTTCTTAAGAACTCTCTATTAGCGAGAATATCTTTATCTTTCCAACCAAGATATTTCTTCTGCGCGTAGGTTGCAGAGACAAATTCATTCGCAGCTAAATTATTATAGTTAGCAGCTTTGAGCTCAAGCTTTTGATTTTCTCTTAATTCGTAGAAGTTAGTAGGTACGTTAAAAATAACCTCTAAATTATTTTCTGTTATATCATACTTATCGATAATACCTCTCATCTTTAAATGAGTGTAGAATCCTCTCTTAATACCTGCAGCAAATCTTTGTTGTTGTCTAACTACAAATTTAGCAAACTTAAGCTCTTCTCTTAACATGGTGGACCCATCAGCTGAAGCTTGATCAGCAGGATCTAATCTTGTAGAAGGTACTTTAAGAGCTCTATACAGCTTTTTAATAAAATACATTAAGTCAGATAACTCACCGAGATTAGCACCACCTGGTAACTGGGTGACTGACGTACCTTCTGACCCTTGACGCTTTGCAAACCAGAAAGCATCGAGCATTGATTGCGGGTTAAACTTATTTACCACGCTACTCTGGTCATTGTCGAATGTTTTCTTTGACCAATAATTTTGAATTAACTTTCTTAAATATGCTTCAGCTTTAGGAGGTGCCATATTACCTACATCAACGTTAAACACTAAACGTTCTGGAGCTCTAACTAGCCTATAAATGACTATAGCATCCTCAATAAGTGAAAGTTGGCGGTAAGGCCTTCTAGCATTTTCTAAGAATGGAGTAACAAAGTTTTTCGTTTCATTATAAACACCTGAATTAACATATACAATCTGATTCTCTTCCATAGGAATCATCTCTGTCTTTTCTACCTTCGCAGGATCAGTAACACTAAAAATAGGCTTTTTATATACATACCCCTTTACAAGCATGTTTTGAATATTATTATATACAGGATCAATTATCTCACCTGGTATATTAATAGCACCCAATATACCCTCATTAGTATAATTCTCATGCACTATCAATTCGAAGAAAACTTCCCCTTCTACTAGTAACTGTCTAAAGAACGACCACCCTTTATTTTTAAGATCAAAGAATTCAATAAATTTACCAAACTCTTTATCAATCTCGCTTTTCTCATCAATTGAAAGATCAATATTATCATACAACAACTTAGCAACATCACCACTATCATCTACATTAATAATTTCATCGCATATCTCATCTAAAGCATCTGACACTTCAGAGTATGCTGCCATTATTTTATAGTCCTTTAATCTACCCGGCTTATCTGGTGATAAATTAGCGTACATTACATCTCCAAATGAAGTATCCTTACCAAAATCACCTATTGGTGTAGAATTATAAGGATTAGAAGAAGATACAGAAGACTTAACAAGAGCATCAGCTCTTCTCATTCCCGTTTGTTTAAATATCTTATATTTCGGATTTAGAGAATCGTCTTCTGTATTACCAGCATATGGAAGTCTATTCTGAATATATTGAACTAAACTTCTTCCAAAAGTTGAAGCGCGTCCATCATTTGTTACATATGATTTATTTTGACTAGAAGATGTTGAAGAGTCAGCCATTATACTTATTTATCTAACTATTAATAATAATCACCGTATATATCGGTATTATTAGCTCTCATATCAAAAACATCCTCCTTTGACACTACGTCAATATCATAAGGCTCTTCTTCTGTAGGGTAAGTCTTACCTGCTGAAGTTAGTTGATCAACTAGTGTTGTTGAGAGAGTTCCACTAAATGAATTATCGTAAACTTGCTCATTTGCCCTTTCAGAAGTTAATCCATTTTCAAATGAGAAGTCATAACGCTTACCTCTCAATCTGTAGACGTAATGTCCTAAGACTGGGTTAAGTGCTGTGAGGTCTTGATCCATCCTTTCAGTAATTTCATAAAGAACAGACCCCCTATCATTAGGTCTATCACAACCCAACACCGTTAAATCTATCACGTCACCTGCCTTAGGCTCAATAGATTGTCCTACAGATGAATAATCAAAATATGCTGATGCAGCAGTTGTAAAGGTGTCTATATGAACATACGCGGTAAATTCATCACCAGCGTCAAAACCAAATTTCGTTAAATTAATTGCACTATCATCTAGTTCAACATACATTTGAATACCAGATAAAGGTCCTTGAAACTTTTTGGTTGTATCTTCACCATATAATAGATCAGCAGCGGATAAATTAAAAGTATTAATATAATAATCTACCGGTAACCCAAAATTATTAATAAGGTCATTAAAGGCTTGGTCATAGACTAATTGCTCTGCTTGTAAATTGGATGGGTTAACAAGCTTACCGCAGGCGGGTATAGCCGTAGCAGCTAGAACTTCTTCCGGGGTGCAATTTAACCTATTTTCATTACAGATTGACATATTATTTTACTTTTAGTACTCCACAACAATTACCTTCACCATCATCATACATTGTACACTCTGTTTTAGAGTTTCCTAGGCTTTTTGTTTGTCCAGGTGCATAATCAACTTCATAATCTTTAAGTAGATGTTGAAGGGGTAATCCCATAAGTTTAATTTGAGATGCTATACCTTTTAATAGATTATTTACATGGTGATTTTTATGCTTGTAATCTTTATTTTGTGTAGTTAAGTGCTTTTTATCAAAACCAAGTCTATTGG